CCGTCGGCCGTCACGTCTGCGGTGACGACGAAGTTCTGCAGGATCGTGGTCGTCGCCTTGGTCTTGGGGTTGACCATGTAAACGCCGTCGATCGTGAACACCGAGCCGGCCTTGATGGTGGCCGAGGCGTCGTGCCCATCGGTGAGGAGGCTCATGGTCCACGTCGCCTTGGCCGTGTCGTAGGTCACGGTTTGATCCGCGCCCTTGATGAGCGGCGTCGTATTGTCGGCGGTGCCGTTGGTGTGGGTCGGCACGAGCTGCGACATGTAGGTGTCGATGCCGCCGAGGCGCCCGAGCGAGCCATCACGGTAGGCCGAGCCTTCCGCGCCGGTGTTGCTGAGCGAGGTCGCCGCGCCGAGCAGCGCCCAATGATCCGCAGGCGAGAGGATCGCGCAGCGGTCGCTGGTCGGGATCGCCATCTCGTCCATCCGCTCCGGCCCCTTGGAGAAGTCGGAGAAAGAGTTGATGGTCTGGCCCGGCGTGCCCGCCCAATTGTAGACGCCGCGGTACATCTGGGTCAGCACGTCGTTGTACATGTAGTTGAGGATGTTCGACATCGCCGGCTTCATGATGCGCTCGGCCATGTCGGTGACCTTCAGCGTCAGGTCGGTCTCGGTGAACGAGAAGTCGACGCCGATCTGCTGGTCGATGGTGAGCGTCACCGAGCCCTCGATCACGTCCTGCGTGCTGAGGGTGGCGCCGGTGCGGACGGTGAAGTCGGCCGGGCGGCGGATGGTGAGGCTGTCACCGATCTTGTAGCCGTTGACCTTGTTCGAGAACTCGTCCTCGTGAGCCCGGTGGAGCTTGTTCATCCAGCCGAACTCGTTCTCGAGGATCGCGAGCGCCTGCTTCGCGACCACCGAGGCGGTAAGCGTGTTGTTCGCCATTGCCTAGTCTGCTTTCATCGTTTTCGGCCCGGATAGAGGATCGCCTGGAGTTCGGCGACGCTCATATCGTCAGGGCTCTTCGCTGCGGATGGCGCGCCGCCTCCGATGGTCGGAGGGGGGGCCGGGGCTTGTGACACACGCCGGACCGGCGGAGCGCTCGCGCGGGCTTCGTAGATGCCGCTGAGGCGTCCGATCTCTGCCACCTGCTGAGCGGGGTTCATGCGGGCGAAGCGCTGCGCGTCGGCCTGGTTGCGGACCAGGTGCGCAGTCACATCGGCGGCATGGGCGCTTTCGGCCAGAACGTCGGCCGCGGGGTCGGTGATCGGGATCGAGCTGTAGAACTGCTGCTTGACCGCCTCGATATCCTTGATGCGTTCGGCAGCGTCGGCGAGCTTCGTCTCGAACGTCTCGAGCCGCGTCTGTGCAAGCTGATGGGCGATCTGTTGCGCGTTCTGGGTGACTTCGGTCGCGCGCTCCTCGCGCATGATCGAGCGAAGGCGGTGTGCTTCCGTAGCATCCCAGTTCTGCGGGTCCGGCTCCTGCAGGGGGCGGTTAAGCTCCTGCAACTGCCGGGTGGCGGCTTCCAACTGCGCGCGCAACGACGTGTTGCGGGCGGTGAGCTGGTCGACTCGCTCCTGCCATCGGCCCTTGGGCTTGCGTTCGGCGTTCTGGTCCTGCGGGGGTGCCTCCGGCTCTGTGGCGGTCGCCGGCGGCTGCTCACTCGTGGCACTTGCGCCCTTCGCCGGCTCTTCGGCCGGAGCGGGGGCGGGGGTCGGCGTGTTGGAATTGGGAATCGGAACTTGCACCGAGGCCGGGGCCTCAGCGGGGGCAACGTCTGTCATGATGTCCTCATGGATTACACGATGCCGGGTGGCATCTCACTTGCGCCCGGAGCGGGCGGGGGTACGCCTACAGGCGGAGGCATAGCCTCCGGGGCCGGCATGGTGTCCGGCATGGGGGGCGCGGGCGGCTGCATGCCGTCGCGCTGATAGTTGCGGGCTTCGGTCTGAGCCCTGATCTCGGCGAGTGTCGCCTCGGCGTGGGCCTTGCGGGCGCCGGCCTCGGCGGTGATTTGTGCGTAGGGGTCGATGACCTGCGGCTCGATGACCTGCGGCGGGGCGCCATCGGCCTGGAGCTTCGCCGCTTCCATCTGCGTCTTGAGCACCTGCGCTTCCTTGAGCGCGATCTCCGCCTGCTCTTTCGCCATCTGGACCTGGAACATGGGGTCTTGCGTCGGGTCGGGCGGCGGCGGCGACTTCGGGTCTTCGGGGTCGTGCAGGATTTGCGGCGGGACCGTGTGGCGGAGCCTCTTCGCCATCTCGTCGGACTTCGGCCAGTCCTGCATGGAGGCGACGAGATCGGCGACGAGCGGAGCGGAGGCGGGGAACGCCTTCACGAACTCCATCATCATGTTGGCGGCCTCGAACCTCTTGGTCGCGAAGTTCGGGCCGATAGTGACGCGAATGTCGAAGCGTCCCGTCGAGAGATCGTTGAGCACGATCGGCTCGCCCATGGGGCCAGTCATCTCGTGGTTGATCTTGACGAACTGCTCCTGGTCGCCGTCGCCCTGAATCCTGACAACGCGCTGGTTATCGTAGACCTTCGGGATGAGGTCGATCAGGATGCGGCCGGCGTGCTCGAGCGAGCGCTTCACGTTGTCGATGAAGTGGTAGTTCGCAACGTCGCCCTCGTGCTGGCGGGCACGGATGGCGATGCCGGCGGTTTCGTTCGAGCGGGCGCCGAGGCTGGCATCATAGATGCCCGTCGTCGCCTTCATGTCGTCGGCGCTGATCTGCGCCTCTTGCAGAAAGGCCGCGTTGACCTGCACGGGCGGCTGGCGCTGCGGCATGGCGCCGGGCGCGGTCGGATCGGGCTCATAGAGCAAATACGGGACGTTGCCGCGGTTGGCGTTGTCCCACATCTGCTTGTACGGGCCGATCATGCTCGGCGTGGCGAGCCAGGGCGCCTTGGGCGCCAGCGCCATCGCCTCGGCCGAGGCCGTCCGATAGTAGTTGTAGAGCTGCTGCGGCTCGCGAGCGAAGCGGATCACGCCGTAGCGGTAGACCTTCTTTTCCAGCGCGAGCTCGGCGCCGAGCACGGGCACCAGCGGGATGTACTTCCCCGGCCACTCGTGCGGGCCTGAAAGGATCTCGGAGCCGCTGACGATGTAGCTCTCGACACGGTGCGTCTTCACCTCGCGCGTCTTGACGACAGGCGGGAGCATCTGGGGCGGGATGCCCTTTATCTGCTCCATGTCGATCGTGTCGCCGGTTGCGAGGAGGGCGAGCGTCTTCGTCACCGGCACCTTGTGCCAGTATTCGGCGATGCGGATGTCGTCGGCCTGCGTCCAGAACACCGACGAGCCGACATCGCTTGGCACGTCGAGCGAGGAGTCGGCCGCCTTCGGGTAGCGCTGCTTGAACGTGCGCTTTGGGATCAGTTCTGTGACCGCGATCCACATGGCGTCGGATCGGTCGGGCATGACGGATGCGGGATCACAGAACACCGCGAGCGGATTGCGGATCGCCTCGAGCCTGATTTCGAGGTCGAAGGCGCTGTCATCGGCGTATTCCGTCTTGACGCGGAACCAGCCGATGCCACAGCCCGCCTGATGCTCGGCCGCCGTGCTGAACACATGCTTGGCGCTCGACTGATACTGAATCTGCTTGAGGATGCCGTCGTAGACCTTGGCGAGCTCGGGGTCACTCTCGTCGTCCACCGGCGCCGTCTTGATGGCGAGGTCGGCCTGCCTGATGTCGTTCGTCACCTGGCGCAGGAACTGCGGGAGCTTGTTCACCGTCAGCATGGGACGGCCCTGCGCGTCCCGGTCCCGCTTCACGTCGTCGGGCCACTGGTTGCCGGCGAGGAACTCGAGATCCTGCTGGGCCTCCTTGATGTTGTCGCGCTCGTGGTTCCACGCATCTTCGATCGCCTCACGGATCTCCTTCAGGAGCGCCGCGGCGTCCGCTTTCTTCTTACGCTTGGACTGTGAGGGGGCGTCGAGTTCGTAGACGACTTCAGCCATGGATCGGCGAGAGTTCCCACATGAGACACCAGTCCTTGTCGTCGACCGGCACGAACAGACGAGCGGGCGTCCCGTCCGGGCGCATCACGAGCGCCGGAGGGTTCCTGCGGCACGTCCCGCGGTCGAACGCCGTGCAAGTCATGCAGGCCTTGAGCACATTCTTGGGCAGCGGCTTTGGTTGTTTCATCCCGCCATCCACGCGCCAGAGCCCTTGGAGACGAACGCCTGCGACCAGTCCACCTTGGCCGTCTTGTTCACGATGGCGGGGAACAGCTCGGAGAGAGCCCAGACGAGGGCGTCGGTGCGGTCGGCCGTGGTCTCACCTTCGATGCCGAGGGGCGTAAAGAGGACCATCTGGTCCTCGAGCTCGGGGAACGACCCCACATGCGAGACGCGCCCCTGCTCGTAGAGAGCTGCGACAGGTTCAGCACGAGTGACCTTTCCACGCGAAGCGCGCACCCCAATGAAGCTGATCTTGGGCCGGACCGACCTGACGGTCTGTTCCACCATCGCGCCGCCTTGATTGAGCTCGGCAACGATGGCGTCTGCGGAATGTAGATCGTAGGCCGCCACAGCCTGTCGTGCCCAGCCGTTAGGTGTCTGACGGCACGATACGTCATCAAGGACGTATCCTCGCCCATCGACACCAAGCCCGGCGACGACGATGCCGGTTTCGGCCTGGCCTTCCTCATTGCCGGCCGAGGCTGCTGGGTCGATCGCGACCACAACGCGCTGCATGTCCGGGAGCTTGTCGGTCTTTTTCCTGCGGGTCTCATCGAGCTTCGCCCTGGTCCAGAGCGCGCCCGGCGCGTCGTCGAGCACCTCGGCGTTGAGCTCCTGCCGGCCGAGGCGGGTGCCTTCGTAGCGGGAGATGATCTGCTTGACGAAGCTCGGTGCGAGGTTCGCCTTGTTGTCGTAGGTGCTGCCCTTGGTGACGACCCAGCGGGGCTGCTTCATCAAGTAGCGGATGAGCGGCGTCGGGCGAGGTGTGGTCGTAACACACTGACGGGGCTTGTCGCCGAGGCGAAGCCCGAACTGGAGCATGTCAAAGGTCTCTTGGGCGTAGCGCCACTTGGCCAGCTCATCGAGCCAGGCGAGATCGTGCTGGGGGCCTCTCAACTGGTCCGGCTCGGTGGCGTTGAACAGGGTGGCGACAGCTCCGTTGGGCCAGGTGATGCGGCGCTTCGACGGCTCGTAGTTCGGGCGGTGGCTCTTGGGGTGCACGGCGAGAAGGCCGCTCTCCCCTTCCACCATCACGTCCCGAGCGTCTGCGGCTGTCTCGGCGACGAGGGCAACGCGGGAATACCGACCCTTGCTCATGGGCGTAGGCCCGCACACCATGGAGCGGACCCACTCTGCGCCGGTGCGCGTCTTGCCGAAGCCACGACCCGCGAGGATGAGCCATCCATCCCAGTCGCCGCTCGGTGCGATCTGAGAGGGACGAGCCCAGAACGGCCAGTGGTGCATAAGCTGCGCTGCCGTCTCATCGGTCAGCGTTGCCATCATTGCCGCCCTCTCCCGTTCGGGCATGGAGGCTAGCAATTCGGCCTGTGAACGCTTCAAGAGCGCCCTCGTGCTTGTGGTGGTGGTGAACCGGGTTGCTTGGATCGTCGCCCTTGTCGCCCCACTGCTTGGGGTTGAGCTTGGCGGCATACCACTTGCGGGCGTCCATCTTCACGCGGGCGGAGGCGGGATCGCTGTCTGTATCGACGACGCGCAGCACGTCCTCTGCCATCATGTCAGCGCGGTCCAATCTCGCGCGTGCGTACAATTCCTGAAACTCGGGGTGCCTGTTCTTCCAGGCGTACACGGTGCTTTCCGAGAGGCCCAGCTCCTCGCACACATCCTTGAGTGCGTAAGGGCTGCCGTCCTCTTTGCGCGCCGTGAGGAGGCGGCAGATGTCTGCGGCTAACTCCGGTGTGTAGTCAGTCGGTCTGCCGCCGGGCATGCTCATCCTTCGGGACCAGTGGGATGCTGTAGCAGGTGCGGCCCTGATCGTCGGTGATGACCTCTGCCTTGTCGAAGTCGGGCACCTTGCCGATGCGCGCGGCCGCTTTCCGCATCGTGTCGCCGCTGTCGCGGATCAGGTCGTCGAGCGGCAGGATGGCCAGGATGTCGATGGCGTGCTGGGTCATCGTGCCATCAGGCAGGCAATGGCGACGAGGGCCGTGTCAGAAACGCTGCCCCTCATGGGGATGTTGAAGCCGAAGAACTTGGCGGCGGCGACCACGACGAGGGCCAGGCCACAGTAGCCTATGATCTGGCGGAGAGTGGCAAGAGCGTCGTTGGCGGTCATGGGTTATCCCTTGAGGGGGACCAATCCGCCGGACGGGGCGACGAGGAGGCGCTTGACCTTCTCGACGACCTCGGCGGGCTGGGAGACGATGCGGTCGACCGGGCGATCGACGATCCTGTCACGATACACGACGGTTGGGGCGGGAGCCTGAGCCGGTGCAGCCCTGGCGTCAGAAGGGAGCGCGATGTGAGGCTGTGCGCGATTGCCGGGACTCCCGCCCCAATTCTGATGCGGTGAAGGCTGCGAAGGGTGATCGAGGCCGGAGGCGGCGCCGAACAGGAACACGCCGAGGATCGTCAGGAACACCTGCGCCGTGATGCTGAGCTGAGCGGCGCTGATGATCTCGACGGTATCGGCCGAGACGCCCGTGACGCTTGATGCGTAGCGGATGAACGGGTCGACCTGAGATGTGATCATCGGGGATGAGGTCGCGGCTCCGGCGGCCTTGAGGTAGGCGTCATGCGCCGCCTGCTCAGCCTTCTCGGCGGCATCGAACTGCGTCTTGAGCTCGGCCCGGCGTTCGAGTTCGGCCTTGGCAGCGGTTGCCTCGCGGTAGCTGCCGCAGAACCTTCTGGTGTCCGGCCCCATCGTCTTGCCGCACTGCTCGGTGCGCCCCCAGAACCTATGGGCCTGAGCCTTGGCGATGGCTTCCTGAGCGGCGGCGGCAGACGTGACGGGCTGGCCATCGATCTTCGGCAACTCTGCCCACGTCTCCCTGCGGATGTTTTCCAGCTTGGCCTTGGCGGCGGCGAAGCGCTGAGCAGCGATGTCGCGCGTGTCGCCGGCGCTGGTCTGGCTGGCATGCTGCGTGAGGCGGGCCGATGCCACACTGTCCTGCATGCGGGCGGCTGAGGCGAAGGTCTGCTGCAGGGACGCCGTCACGGCGACGAGCCAGAGCAGCATGGCGGCGCCGGCGTAGCCCCAGCTCCTGGCATTGAGGAACCGCTCGAACAGGACGGCGCCGAGCGCCTCGGCCGTCACGATGACGACGGCGAAGCCAGCCCAATACCACGCGCGCTGATAGGCGGTGATGCCGTTGGAGATGGCAGCCACGAGGAACGTCACGACGAAGGCGAAGATGATGGCTCGCCTGCCGATCCTGCCGAGCGATTCCGTCACAGCGTCTCTCCATGTGCGAATGGCCCCTGCGAGGGGCTATCATCGGTCGCAATTGTGACTTGGGAGCCGCTGCAACAACGCGGGCGGCCGGGCCACGGGAGCGCTTGTCACCTATCGGCGGTGATTGGCTCGGACCGGGTACGACGACGGGGACACTACGCTGATTTGGTGAGTCTTTGGGGCAACAGCGAGCGGGAAAGTGGTCCTTCGCTTACTGCAGCGCAACGCGCTTATCGCCGATGTCAACCACGATGATCGACACGCGCGGCGTTCCCTTCCTTACCGCCAACATACATCTCGTCGATCTCGACGAAGCCGCGCAGGACGGTCGGATCGTTCCCGCAGGCTTCGCGGAGCCGCTGAAGCATGAACCACGCGGACTTTTGCGTGACCCCGATCTGCTTCGCCAGTTGAAGGCTGGAAATGCCCTTCCGGGCCGTGACCAGCAGATACATGGCGTAGAGCCACTTGTGCAGCGGGATATGGCTGCGCTCGAAGATGGTCGCGGTGCGAACGGTGAAGTCCGTCTTGCAGGCATTGCAGCGGTAGAAGCCGCCCTTGCGCGTGGTGATCCGCTTGGCCTCGTCGCAGGCCGGGCAGACGGCGCCGTCAGGCCACCGCTTACCCTCCATGTAGACCCGCGCGGCTTCCGCGTCGGGGAACATCTGGAAAAGCTCGAACGTGGAGATCGTGGACTTGCTCATTGCCCATGCATCTTCTGTTCGAGGAAGAAAAGGCTGTTCTGGATGCCTTGAGAGGCATCGCCGCCGTCCATGGCATCTGCGATGCGCTTAAGGCTGACGGCGATTGAGGTAAGCGCGGCATCCGAGATACACGTGGTGACAGTCTTCGCCTCGCGCTCGAACCGACCGTCCAATTCGTGCGGCTTGCTGAGCATGTCGGACAGCGGATCGGGATGAGGGCCGCTCACAGGTCATACTCCGAAGTCACGCCGGTTAGCGAGAACTCGCGCTCCAAGTGATGTAGTTCGGCCTTCAAATCCTCGATGTCGTCGAGGGTGTATGAAGGGTCACCTCGCGCCTCGTCCAGATGGACGCGAGCGGCCTCGATCTCCAAGGCGAGGGCGCGAGCGCGGCGGTAGTTGGGGCGAAGAACGCTATGCATGTCGGGCTCCTTTCAGGAGGTCATAGAGGCGGTCCTTCGCTGAGTTTCGCTAGGTCTGCTCGGTATGCTCTATCCCAGCCCCTTCGGTATCGACGCACTCCATGCCGTAACCTTCGCAGGCCGCGCACAAAACGGCCGATGGGGTTGGATCGTCGTAAGGGCCAACAATCGGCCGTACTTCGATCTCGCCACTCCCGCCACACGCCTCGCATGCCACATAGCGGAGCCTGATCTCATCATCGCGCATGCTCAACCCCTTGCATTGAGGCTGGCCTGAGCGGCGCGCGCGCCGTCGAGTGAACCGTTGTAGCGGGTCTGTCCGGTGCGTGTGTCGATCACCGCATAACGCCCGCCGCCCTGCATGCTGATCTGGTAGCGCATGTTCCTGGCCTTTCGGTTCAAATCTTGATTGGCTGTATCGTAGCATCAAACCCGATGCTGCCGCTGCGGCGGCCGAAGCCGAGCTTGGCTAGCACCTTCCACGCGATCTCGCCCGCCGGGTCATTAGCGTCGGCCGCCGCGTATTCCCATCCACGGCGGCCCTTGTAAGCCTCGTCAGCAGCGATCTGCTTGCAGCGCTCCGCGTCTGCCGGGCAAGCCACGTCGCGCGCATCACAGTAGCCGCGGAGGGCGTCATAAGCGATGTCGCCAGCCGTATCGCAAAGGTCCTGGTTGTCGTCCGCCTCAAGCCAGTTGGTCTGGCTGATCTTCGCGCGGTTCGGGTGGTTCGTCATTTCAGTCTCTCCGCCCCTGATCCCGCGAGGCGCCGGGACAGTCTGTGATCGACTGTCCACATCAATATAGCCATGCCGCTTGCGTTTGTCAAATGCGTAATGTATGGTTTGACTCATGACGCATGTGGAAAACGTCCGGGCTTATCTGAGAGCGATCGAGGGCCTCCCTGTTGAGCGCCAGCGTGAGCTGTGCGCCGCCATCGCAGAGGCAACATATTATGAGGGCGACGAGCGCGACGCATGGGTTCGGGCGCTCCGCCGAGACGAAATGGCGCTGGTCGCCCGCCTCGAGGTCATCGCCCGGCCAAAGACGATCGGAAGCAAGCGGCCACTGGTCGATTTCACCGCAACGCTCGCCGATCTGCTGCGCCGGGCTCGGGTGGTTGTGGACGCCGAGACGGGGATCACGTCAGAGGACGGCCGCAAGTGGCGCGATCTGGTCGAGTGGACAGCCTACCGCGTCGCAACCGGCAAGCGACGGCTCCCCCGCAAGATGGCCAAGACGATGGCTCAGAAGCGATGGGCAGCGGCAGAGCCGGGCGTCGTCGAGCGCTGGAAGTCACCGGCCAGGGCAAAAGATCGGGAGCGATGGGGCCAGCACTACCGCGACCCGTCGTTCAGTTCGGCACGAGTTGCATTCGAGGCGATGCCCGAGGAGATCAGGGCCGAGATCGGCAGCCTCAAGACGGCAGAGCGCATATTCGGGAGACGGCGGCCCGGTGATCCGTCCGCAGGCGGGCGCCCGCCGAAGCGGCGCCGGAAGCGATAGGAGACGAACGCTTGTCCGTGAAGATCATCAACGCCGATGTGATGGACGGGCTCGCGCAGCTTGCGGACGAGAGCGTTGATTGCATTGTCACGGACCCTCCCTATGGCGAGACGTCCCTAAAGTGGGACGTAGTGCCCGAGGGCTGGCTAGGAGAGTGTCGGCGGGTGTTGAGGCGATCCGGCTCAATGTGGATTTTCGGGTCGATGCGGTCACACCTCGCGGCAGACCTTGGTGGCTGGCAGTTCGCACAGGACATAGTGTGGGAGAAGCACAACGGGTCGAACTCGTTCGCTGATCGGTTCCGCCGGGTGCACGAGATCGCGATTCATCTGTACCGCGACGACGCTCGCTGGGCGGACGTCTTTAAGCAACCGCTCTTCACCAACGACGCGAGGGCGCGGGTGGTTCGGCGCAAGGGCCGCCCCCAGCAGTGGGGATCTATCGGGGACGGCAACTATCGGTCGGAGGACGGCGGCCCGCGCCTGATGCGTTCGGTGATGTTTTACCGTTCGTGCCACGGGGAAGCGGATCACCCGACGCAGAAGCCGGAGGCGGTGATGTGTCCTCTGATCGAATACTCGTGTCCGCCAGGGGGCTTGGTACTCGATCCATTCATCGGGTCTGGGACAACCGCGCGAGCAGCCATCCAATTGGGGCGACGCTGCATCGGCATAGAGATCGACCCAACCTATGCGGAGATGGCTCGTAACCCAGTGGCGCCTCGCGCCGGTCTGTTTGCCAATGTGACTTGAAGCAAAAGGAGGAACTACAATGGTGATCCGCATCCACATTCTGACGGGCAGCGCAGACACTGCCGAGCAAGGCACCGTGCTGTTCAATAAGATGTCGGCCGGCATACAAGAGCACGGTCATGTTACCGTGTCGTTTGACCAGATCGACATCGCTACCTCATCGTTTGTAACCGCCTCATTTGTCGCTCTGCTCCGCAGGATGTCATATCTGGATTTGACCTCGAAGGTGAAGGTCGTGAAGGCCACTGGCCAGATCGCAGATATGATCAAGACTAGGGTCAAGAAGGCTGCGGCCGTCGCCGCTTAGGCTAACGCTGCCAGTATCCCTTCCACACCCTGGAGACGGGGTGTGCGAGCGCGAGCTGGATCGCGCGGTGGCACAGCGCCCCGTTGTCCTCGCGCCGGTGATCCTCCATCCAAGCCGCGTGCCCAGCGTACTGGTACAGGTACTGCGGGCTGACATGGTGATGCTGTCCGTCAACCATCCGCCGCAGGCGAGCTAAAAAGCTCTCCGCTTGGTTCGTGCAGGCACCGTCCTTCGAGTACGCCTCGGAGTGGTTGATGCGGTAGGTCTCAAACTTGGCGTGCAGTGCATCCCAATGCGTCGCCTCGTCAGCGTGGACCGTGGAACCGTTGGTCACAACTGCCTTCACGAACGCGACGCCATCGGCTTCTGACTTGGTGACAGTGGTGATCGTCCGGCCTTTGCGCTCGCGGGCGACGACGACCACACGGCGGAACCCGCCTGATCGGCTGGACGGATTCAGCGAACTGAGCTATGGAAAATGCGGCGGCTACGCCACCGGGGAGCGAACCCGATGACGCAGCCCGACCCGCTACACTGTTAACGCGCGGTCTGTCCGCACTTAGCATCACCTGCCTTTCGGTTTGCCCGTGCAAAAGGGCTGGTGAGCGGGAGCTACCCGCCGTTTTCCAGGCCTCGCTAGCCTGGAAGGGATTTGGGGGGTTCGGTGCCGAACACCCACCAAACGCGATACGTGGCCCCCTACGGGGCTGCGAACCGGCTCAGTGGCACCACTAGGCCGATCCGGGAGGGTACATGGAGGGTCCATGTGAGCCTCCCTGGCTATGACCTTCGGCGGGGCTTTCGTTGGAAGCGGGCCCCGCCGTTTCCTTTCCGGCATCGCCGAGAAGGAACCATCTGTCCCCGTCCTGCCGGTACAGGGAATCCTTGTTGCGCCGAAGTTCGTTCGGAATCGACGTAACGGACACGCGCCCGTCAATCTTCCGAGCTTCCGCTGTGATCTGCGGGATCGTCTGCCCAACGTCGGCGGACATCACGACCCCGAGAACCCGACGAACCGTCCCCCTTTCCACGCGGCCCGCTGGTGGGGCGCCTCGGTTGGGTTCGGGGCCAGTATTGCTTGAGGCCAGGGGGGCGGGGATAGGCGCGGCGACAGCCGTCGCAACCAGAGTGTCATCGCTGGCGGCACGCAAAATCTTTGCCTTCATCGCGGCTTCGCCCGCGCGATAGCCGCGCTCGAAAGCCTCTCGGATCAGCGCATCGGCACGCTTGTTGAGGTCGGTGATGTCGTTGTTCATTGGCTCAGCTCCAAGACTAAGCCATCCACTACGACACGAAAGCCATCAGTGCAAGACGTGCGTTAACGAATATTTTCAACAATTGAATCGCGTTTAGGTTTGACTCAAATGAACTAACACAAGCGAATCGATATGACTAAGCCGTACGTTCCCTGAATATTCGTTGTGTCCACCACTTGCGATGAGACTCATCATCGTCTATGGTGCGCTTGCTACGCAATGCCGGCAAAATGAGGAGACAAGCGATGAAGGGCATAACCGTGCGCCACGAGACTACGGACGGTCAGCACTTGCTCGTGGCGGAGGGGCCGTCGCCGCATGACATCGCCAAGTTACTGCATGAGCGGCTTGTCGCCGGCATCGGCCGCAAGGTCGACAAGGAGTTCGCGCGCCAGCTTGTTAAGCTCGGCTGGACGCCGCCGCCGGGCCACCCGGTCCTCGAGGAATAAGGAGCAGATCGATGGGGCGGGATCGGCAGGACCAGATCGACGACCACCTGTTCGATTGCGACGACGGGGATGCTCTCGCCGCCGAGCTTGAGACGAAGCACTAACTCAAGCCAGGGAGGCTCACCCCGCCTCCCTGATCCTATCGACGGACGTTGAGACCTCGCGATCCGACCCGAACCACCGCATCATGACGGTGCAGCGCGACTCGGAAAGAACTCGCTTGATGACGGCCTGCTGGTCGTCGTTCCGCCCGACCGATACGACGGCGCGGGCGCCGGGTCGAAGGGTTCCGGGGCCAGCAGCGTCCACCTCACCGAGGTATGCGGCCAGCCGCTCGATCTCGTCGGCTGGGATCGCGGCGGGGACGGAGCCAGCCCGCAGAACGTCATGAATGATCGGGCGGCCCTGCCACTCGATCATGCGGATCAGTGGCCAGGGGATCGCGCCGTTGACGTTGGCGATCGCGTAGCCTGGGAGAAGTGGTCGCATGATGATGCGGCGGCGGCCGTCACGCGCCCGATAGTGGCGCGGCAGTTCGAACCGGGCGGGCTCTGCCATGATCTTCGCCAGCCCATCCCATGCGCGGCGTTCGCGCTGTGGGGGGACGGTGAATGCGTACCACGTCATTTCCTGATCATCTCCCGAGCTCGCTGCAGGACGTTGTAGACGGCGGCCTCGTCGCACCCGATGCGGGCCGCTATCTCTTGTGTGTCGAGGCCTTCGTAACCCCATAGGCGCGCGACGGTGAGACGAAACGCTTTGTCTTTCCACGCTTGATGCGGATCGCCTTGGACGTGTTGGGCTTGGCCCTGCCCCATGCCTTGGCGCTGATGAGCTTCGTCATTCACGATCCCGCCTCCGCCACGAGCCCCGCCGCCCTCGCCTCATCCATGGGGATGCAGGTCGATGCTGCTATGGGGCGTAGAACGCCCTCCCATTCGGTGAGGAGGGGGTAGCCAGCGTCGAGCATTCGCTCCTGCTCCGCGCACTCAATCGTTGAGGCGGGGCGCATGAGCATCGTCGGCTCATCGCAGTCGGAGCAGGAGAGGAGGATCAGCATCAGCCAGTCCATGAGTTGTCGCCTCCCCTCTTGTTGTTGAAGAACGCCTGCCGCAGATGCGCGTTGACCATCTCCCGCAAGCTGAACTCGATTAGCTTCCGTCGGCTACGATCCTTTTGAAGCCTCATGCGAGCAGACAGCGACATGGACCGAAGACCTGCGATGTCCGGGTCCATCCGCATGGCGTCCGACGCAACGCTGTCCTCTACCTGCTGCACGACCCAATCCGGGGCGATGCCTGCCCTGTAGAGCGCGAGAAAGTTGTCGTTCTGGAGCACGCCCGCTCCCCAGGCCGGCGGGGCCGGGATGGCGGCGGATAGGCCCGCCAAGCCCGCGCCTTCTGTAATGCCGTTGGCTGCGACCGCCGCCGCACTTGACGTTGCTGCGCTTGAGATGGCCTCTTTGGCTGCGAACGGCCCGCTTGCAAGAAGGCCGAGAAAACTCCTGCGGCTGGACATTTCACGCCTCCGGGTCGAAGTTCTTGAAGGCGGGCTTGAATGCGAGCGGCCCACGGCGGCCCTGGGTCGATCCGCCTCCGCGCGTCGGGCTGAACTCGTCAAGCACGCACTCGACTACGTGCCGGATGTGCTTCGGCTTGCTAACGCCGACTGCCAGGAATGCATCCACGATGGTCAAGCCGTACTCGTGCACGAGGTCGCGGAGCGGCTTCGGCATGGCGTCCACCCGCATCATTCTGAACTGCCTGTTCTGCTGGGCCCGCGTGATCTTTTCCGGCGTCATGCCGTTGTGCCAACTCATGCTCCCTCCCCCGCCATCTGGCGCGACGATTCCAGAAGTGAAAGCTGCTCAGGCTTGGCCGGAGGCGCGACGAAGAGGTCAGGCTGCCTGTAGGCCTCCTCGATGCGGCGGCAGGATATGTCGAAGTAGCGGGGCTCGATCTCGATGCCGATGAACTTGCGGCCGAGCTTCACGCAGGCAACGCCTGTCGTGCCGGAGCCCATGAAGGGGTCGAGGATGGAAACCCAATCATCCCGAGTGCGGAGCAGCTCTTGCATCAACTCCACAGGCTTGCCTGTCGAGTGCTCCTTTTCGTCGCCGAAAACAGGCACCCGAATATAACCAGACTGCGCAATCCCAGGAGCATCAGCCCCTTGCGACAACGGCCCTGCGGAGCCGGTCACGATGTACTCGACTTGCGAGCGGAACCACCCCTTGTTCGGTCTTGTCGCCTCTGTCTTGTCCCATGGGACGATCCCCCTGTAGACCCAGCCGCCGACTTGAATGGCGTCGATCACGCAAGGTAGATTTCGCCAGTCGATGAAGCACAGGATCGCTCCGCCCGACCTGGTCGCTTGACGACACTGCGCCATCCAGTCTGAGCACCACAGCGTCAGAGACCTCTGATCGCGGTTGTCGCCGCTGAACTCCGCGTACTGCTTCAATGTCCCGGAAAGAGTGTACTTTGTCGAAGTGCTCATATTCCGATCGGACCGCATCGCGCCTCCGCTCGAATACGGCGGGTCTGTGACCACCGCATCGACCTTCCCGATCGTCGGCAGGATCTCCCTGCAATCCCCGAGGTACAGGGTGCAGTCGCCGATGGTCTCAATCCGGGTCATGGTCGCCCCTCCAAACCATCAGGACGGCGTAGAAGCCATGGTTGGTGCCGTGGAGTTCGTCAGCGATCGCCCAACCTTTCGCGAGGAAGAGCAACATCTGCGCATGCGGCACGTAGCGGAGCCACGTCATGCCCCCTCCCCCGCCATCTGGCGCGACCTGTCGGTGAGGGCGCCGGGCTCGTAGCCGTTGGCGATCTCGGCGAGCTCACGCTGTCGGGCCTCCCGCGACTGGCAGAGCCGGAGCAGAGCTGCCGAGCATGCCCCGCCCTCGCCCCGATAGACCTCCTGCGCCTTCTCGTCGGCCTCGCGGGCGATCCGCTTGCAGCGGGCGATTTCCGAGGCCGCAGAGGGCAACCGCTCCTCGACGCGGGCGAAGTCCCACAAGGCGCCGATCCAGCCTTCCTTGGCCGCCTGCTGGCCCATGGGCGAGCGGATAAGGCGGTTGGCGTTGGCCTGCCGTCCCGCCGTCCAGTCCGCGTACTTCGGCCCCTTGTCGGCGCCCTTGACGGCGAGGCTGTTCGAGGCGCTGTCGAGCGCTTCGGCGATGACACCGGGCGACGGCCACCAGTTCTGCTGGGTGGCGCGGATCACCATGTTGCCGGCGAGCTTCTGGGCATCGGGGCCGTATCCGGCGGCGATGCGGTCGACCTCGGCCATGAAGGCTTCCGGGTCGCCGTTCTGCGGCTGGCCGTAGACGCCGAGCAGGCGGTCAGTGATGGGCTGCATTGGCGGACTCCTCTCGTGCCTTCATGCGGCGGCGCAGCTCGGCAACCTCGGCCGCCTTGCGGGTGTTGAGGTCCATGCGGGGCTGGGCGGGGCTGGCCTGCTTGGCGGCTGCGGCCTTGGCGTACCGCCGATCACGGTCCTTCCGGTCGGCGACGATGCGCGAGAGCGAGCGGCCGACCTGCAGGGCGAGAAGCTGCCGGCTGTTCGGCTGGATCGAGCCGGCGGCCTCAATCAGCGCGAGGTCGAGCCGGGCCGCGTCGCCCTCGAACAGGTCGAGCCAGAAGGCGCGGTTGCCGTCGTCGAGCAGAATGGTTTTCGAGTTGGCGTCCCAGGTCACGCCGTCCGGGTCGCACTTCCTCGGGGAAGAGGGGATGGGGGGACTATAGGGGGGAAGGGGAGATGGGGTTCTGTCTTGGGTAGATATAACCTCAACAGAGGTTGGGTTAGGTACTACGCCGCGCGAGGGAGACGCGAACCCCGGTTCGCGACGCGCACTCGGGTTCGCGGTCGCGCACTCGGGTTCGCGAACCTGGGTTCGCTGCGCACTCGGGTTCGCGCACTCCAGGTCGCGGATCTGCTTCACGGTCTTCTGGACCATGCGGACACTCTTGCCGGTCACGTCGGCGAGAGCGTCGCGTCCGTCGACGCCCAGCGCCTCGAGCGCGATGATGAGCTGAGCCATCGAATTGCCGCCAGCCGCGGCGACCGCTCGGATTCTCTCAACAGCTCGTTGGACGTCCGATCCGGTCAACGCCTTGATTTCAGCAACTTTGTCCGTCATAGGCTTACCCGTCCCTTGTGGAAGCGTTGTTGTCTGCGTCTGGCTCTTGGTCGCGCCCCCGCACCTGGAGCTCGAGAGCGTCAAGCGTCTATCGCACCCGTTCCAACGGCCCCGATCCTCCCCGGATCGGGGCCGTCAGCGTTTCGCGGGTCGGGGGATTGCAGGTCCATGAGACTCGCACCCGTTCGGAGTGCTCGTTGCCGCCTGCCTGATCCCCCTTGGTTTGCCGGGCCTCCCGCCTTGCCCCCGAGGTCAGGCGGCTACGGGTTCCGATTCGTCCTCCCGAACGGAGGCATCGCGGCCGATGGCGGGCACGCGATCGCCGAAACGGGTGAGCAGGTCGACATTGGTGACGGCGCGCGCCAGATGGCCGGCGCAATAGCTCGAGCCGGGCACCTTGGCGTGGCCGCAGAAGCCACGGGTCGGGTCGCCGATCGGCCAGCGGCAATGGTGGGGTTCGAGGTCCAGGAGCGCAATGAGGTTGGTTCGGGCGGCGTCCTGGCGTTCGATATCCGCCTTGATCTGCTGCCACTCGGCGGCGCTGGCGGCGAGCTCGGCGCTGGTCGGCCGGCGCGCGTTGAACTGAGAGGGCGCCCGGCGGTCGATCTTCGGTTTCGGCTGCTTCCGCGCCTTGTCGGCGGCGACCTTGAGCTTGCCCGCGATCGACCTGGCGCGCTTGGCGCCTTCCGCGTCCTTCGGGCCGAGTGTCCGGTGCATGCGCCCGATCACGGCGTTGCGCGAGACGCCGCCGATCCTCTTGGCGATGACGGAAGCAGACACCCCGTCGCGCCAGAGCCTCTGAGCTTGCAGCGTCTTTTCGTCGTTCCACGTCATGTATCCCCCGCTACGGCCGCCCCGAGAATCCAGAAGGGAGCCGAACGCCAGCCCTCGGGGCGGCGCTGCTAGCGGTGCCCCTGGCGCTCGGACTCGTTACAGGAGAGGCCCCACGAACGCGGGGCGGGTGTCATGCGCAAAGATCGAAGGCGCTCAGAATCCTGCCGCGGCGACGGCGCGGTGCCTTCGGCGGGTTCGAGCGTATATAGTCCATGATTCGCTCGGCTTTGGCCATCGTCACGGGCTTGCCGGCCCGGATGCGACGGACCAGATGGCGGTCCCTGTCCGCCTCGACGCCGAAGCGCGTCGGCGCCATGCCGGTAGCGGCGAGGTAGGCCTCGATCTCGGCCCGGAGCTGTCGCATTGATCTCATGCGATGACGATAGTGCAACGGATGTCACACGTCAACGGCCTTGCATCTTTTCCACAGCGGAAAACGAAAAGTGCAAGGAAACGCATTTTAGTGCTTGACGGGTGTAACGGCATGCACCATTGTCAGTGCATCAGGACGCGAGAGGGCGCCAAGCCAGATCCCGACCTGATCAATGCGGGGTAGACCCGGCGGCTGGTGTGTGGGGGTCACACAGAGGGCCAGTCGCCGGGGAGCCCGCAGCAAACCAGGGGCGAGACATGATCTTTCAATTCACCTACGACTGGTCCGTTCTCGGCGTGATCGTCGCGCCGGATATCGAGGGCGCCGCAGACATCGGCTTCGACCGCAACGGCAACTGGACGGTCGATGCCGTCCGCGTCGAGCAGTACGACGGCGAGAAGTCCGTCATCCTCCCCGACGATCACCCGCTCTGCGTCGATATCAAGCTCTGGCTGCTCAAGCACAAGCGCGACGACATCGACGAGGCGGTGGGCGCCGAGATCCCGCGCAATGACCCGTACCGCGAGCACCGCCACTCCGTGCGGGAGATGGTGTGATGGAGAGCTGGGCCGAGACAGCCTGCGCCGTCGCAAACGGTTTTCGATCCGTGCGCCAAACGCCCGCGCAGGTAGCCGTCCAGTGCGTGCGCTGGATGCATATGATCCCGCCTGCCGACGCCAAGGCGGGCTCGGACGCAGCGGCGAGGCTGTCCGCTGGCAACTATGACGCTGTGATCCGCCGCTTTCCCCTGCGCGCCATTTTCGAGCGTGAGCATCCAGACGCCGAGTTCGCTCGCCGCGCTGCGGATCGCGCCCTTCATCTCGCGATCCAGGCTCACAAGGCCGCCCACTGCGAGACCATCACCATGGCGCGGCTCAAGCAGATCGTCGCGGCAACGGAGTTCTTCAATGCCGAAGCTGAGCGAGCGACTGCTGGCGGCGATCGAGGCTGATGCGAGAGGCGGCCTTCGTGCCGCCATCCGGCAGGCCATCGCAGACGTGGGCAGAGATCAGACAGCTCGTATCGTGTGGGAGGAGTTGGGATGGCTACCGAAGGCAAGGCCGACCGAGAAGCGGGCACGGTGACGTATCGCTTCCATGAGAACGACTACTGGATCGCGGTGTGTCTGCTCTGGTCCGGCGTCGCTTGGGCGCTCTCTATCGGGGCCGTTTTCCTGCACATCGCCGGAGCGAGTTCAGTCGTCGCCGACGTGGTGGCGCTTGGTGTGAGCGTCGTCGTCGGGCTGGCGTGGTGCGTGATCGTGTTTATCGCCGAGTGGTGAGTTCCAACGGGGGCAACAGACAATGAGCACTGACAATGCAATTTCTACTTCGGCAGGGACCAGCGGGGGCGCTGGCGATCCTGGTCCTGATCACGGCGCTGGTCATAACTTCGGCAGCCCTCGGGCTGGCGGCGGCAATGGTGGCGCGCAGCATGTTCGGGTGATCAGCGCCGACATCGCGGCGCAGGCCGATGCAGCACGAGTTCTCCTCGCCACGTATGCTGACGTGCTCGCGGGAGACGAGCAGGCCGTGGCCGACATGGTGGAGGGCGAGACGGACCTCCGGGCCGCGATCAGTATTGCGGTCGACCGCATCGCGGAGAACGACACGCTTATCGCCGCGATCAAGGATCGCGCGGACGCGCTCGCGGCAAGGCGCCGCCGCATCGAAACGCAATCCGACACGCTGCGGACGGCTGTCTGCGTCGCGATGGAGGTAGCGACGCTTAAGCGGCTGGTGCTCGGCGAGGCGACGATCACGCTCAAGGCGACGCCTGCGTCCGCGCTCGTGACGGATGAGGCGGCCATCCCTGCCAAGTTCTGGAAGCCGCAGGAGCCGAAGCTCGACAAGCGCGCCGTGCTCGACGCTCTCAAGGCGAAGGAAGCTGTGCCGGGCGCGACGCTCTCGAATGGCGGCTCAACTGTTCAGATCAGGAGAGGCTGATGTCCGCGATCACCACCATCGACGCCAAGCGCATGGACCTCATCAAGCGCACTGTTGCGAAGGACTGCAACGCCGCCGAATTCGACTGGTTCATGCACATTTGCCGCCACACGAAGCTGGACCCGCTTCGGCGGCAGATTTACGCCTTCGTGTTCCACGCCAACGATCTCAAGAAGCGACAGATGGTGCCTGTCGTCGCCATCGGCGGCCTGCGCAGCATCGCGGCCCGAACCGGGAGCTACCGGCCGGACATGCAGGCCGCCCGCATCGACCTTTGCGAGGTCAATCCCGACACGAACCCGTCTGGCCTGCTGCGTGCGGAAGTGACCGTGTTCAAGCACTCGCACGGGGAGTGGTTCCCCGTCGTCGGGGAGGCGTATTGGGACGAGTTCGCGCCGATCGTCGATGAGTGGAAGGAAGGCGACGACGGCCGCCGCGGCAAGACCGGCAAGCGCAGCCTCGACAAGAAGAAGGACGGCTGGATCAGGATGCCGCGCCTGATGCTGGCGAAGTGCGCCGAGGCCATGGCGCTGCGCAAGGCATGGCCGGACGACTTCGGCGACCTGTACGAGGAAAGCGAGATCGACCGGGCGCAGGTGCTCGATCTGACGCCGAGCGAGCTCGCCGAGACGGCGGCGCAGGAGCAGCGCTTCGAGGCCATCGGCGGGCGCAACGCGCTGACGGTGGACTGGTGCAACGGGGCGCCGCTCGAGCGCATCCCGGCCGGGCAGTTCGGTGATCGCGCCATCGAGTTTATCGGCAAGCACGCAGATCAGCCGCTCACGATCATGGCGTGGCGCGACCGCAACCGGATGACGCTCAAGGAATATTGGGCGATCGACAAAGCGGGGGCGTTCGCGCTGAAGCAGGCGCTGGAGCCCATTGAGGAGTCTATGCCAACGAGCCCGGCTCAGCAGGCGGCGATGGTCGCGTCATGACCCGCAACTCCACCCGCGACCGTCGAGAGTGCGTCGAGCGCCACGGATACGAGCGCGGCGGCAAGACGTTCATGAAGTGCCACATCTGCCAGGGCGAGATCGACCTCGCCATTTCCTCATGGGAGGCGGAGCACCCGGTTCCGTTCGCCCTCGGCGGCCGTGACGTGTGGCCGGTGCACTGGCGCTGCCACAAGGTCAAGACGGCAACGGACGTTTCCGAGATTGCCAAGGGCAAGCGTGCTCGCGAGCGCAACCTCGGCATCAAGCGATCCGCCCGCCCGATGGCCGGAAGCAAGGCGAGCGGGTGGAAGCGGAAGATGGACGGGAGCGTAGAGAGACGATGACGCCGACATTCCCAGGTTCCGAAGCCCGAAGCGCGGCAATAGCCTATGCAGCCCGACACATGGCCATCATGAGCGGGCGCGCCAGAGAGACGACCACGTTCCACGGCAGCAGCGAGGACAGGGCAGACGCGAGGGCGGCGGCTGTGGCAAGGGCAATTGCGATGGCGGCTCCGGCCCGCGTGCTCTCTTGCATGGCGGAGATCGGAGGCCCGCACATCAGCGGGCGAGGTCGCCGCTACATCATGGTTCAGACGCCCGGGCGCACTGTCCTGGATTGGGTGCACTGGCGGCGCGCGAAGCGTCTCGAAAGGCAAGGCGCTATCGTGATTAGGCGGAGCCTCAAGAGATGAGCGACAAGCAAAGGCCATCGTTCATCAGAACCGTTCTTGGCAATGCGTCTGCAAGCGACGCCATCCCGACCGGGCCGAAGTTCGGCGGCCATCGCCACGACTACAACGCCATCGCCGAGGCCATCCGCGCCGCGCAAGGCGATGTCGTCCAGGCCCAGGCCGAACTGGCGCGGCGTGAGCAGGCGCTAGCCGATGCGGAAGCGAGCCTCGCCGCCGCGCAACAGACGCTCAAGGCGCTAAGCGTCCAGTTCGCGACCGCAGCGAAGGAGCTGGCGATCAGGCCAGAGGATCTTGCGATATGAGCGTCGAGCCAGAGCCTTGGGATGTCGCCGTTGCACGCGAGCACGGGCCGCGCGAGTGGCTCGCAATTATCCTGCTCGGCACCGGCGCCATCGTCGTCGCGCTGCTGCCACCGCTGCGCCTCGTCGTGCACGCCGGCCTGCGTGGCCTGATCGGCGGCCTGTTCCTGGCCGTGGCCATGGCGCTGCCGGAGCCCGCGGCGCGCGCCGCGACCTTCGTCGGCACCGCCTTCGCCTTCCTCGCCCTGTTCGGACTCGCCGCCCACGTCGAGTCCGTGCTGCTGACTCCGGTGATCGACCGCATCGCAGGAAAGGATGTCAAGCCATGAGCGACGACGGCGACACGTTCCTCGACTGGCTTCTGACCCTCGTGTTCGCGCTCGGCGCCATCATGATCGGGATGATGATCGGCGGCATCGTCGCCGTGTGGATCGAGGTGATGTGATGAGCGCTCGCCACGACCACTGCCCAGAGTGCGGCTGCGATCTGGCGCCACGGAAACGGCGCTCGGTCCCGGATCACCGACGGTTATTTGCCCTTATCAAGCAGGCCTTCGACAACTGGCCGGAGGCTCACGACTTTCAGCCGGAAAACGCGGAGCACCTTCGGGCCTGGCTCGTGTGCAAGGCGGGATGGCGTGAGACGACATCCTATGACCTTGGGGAGAAGGCAGACGCGGACGTGGTGGCGCTCGCGCTGCAGGCCGGCATCAAGGCGGCGAAGGGGACCGGCTTCGTCAAGGTGCACGGGCGCGGCGTCGCAGTGATCACGCCGAAGTCGATGGATTTCCGATCCATGGGGCAAGCCGAGTTCGGGCTGCTCAGGGATGCCATCTCGGACATCATCAAGTCCGAGACGGGGATTGATGCAGAGAGGGCGGCGGCATGATTTCGAAATTGAAATGCTGGATCGGCAGGCATGCGTGGGTGCAGAGCCGGTGCTAGGGGTGCTCTTTGCGATCTGCGCACGAATAGGGGACCGGCCCCGCCACGAGTACGAGGGAGGACTAGGTGAGGGACGACGAGATCAAGGCTCGACTTCGCAAGATGGGGCCAAGACGTATCAGGCCCACCCTGTCGGAGGACGAGAAGAGATGGGCGCGAGAAACGGCCGAGAAGCTCGGGCTGCTCAAACCGGCCACACAGCCCGGATCACCTGACGAGCCGCAGGCGAAGCCGTAGACAGCCCATACAGGAACATCAGAACCGCGGTGATCCACATCACCGGGTGAGAGACAACCCGGCGGATCACCGTCCGGGTATGAGCTTTGACAGCGCGTCGAGCGTTTCGGGCGAAAATCTCCCGATCGCTCCGAACCCGAACAGGAGCGCGAGCCCGATGATCTGCAGCCATGGCAGGCTGGACATATCGGGGAGGCTGGGCCTGGCCTCGAGGTCCCGCAGCCGGTCCTGATGGTCGTCCAAAGTCTCCTCCACTCGCGTTTGCCGCCAGTGGAGGATGGCCGGGTCCTGCGGGTCCAAAGTAGGAGGCCACTCTCCGGAGTGCCTCCTGTTTCTGATGTGCATTCATGCTGCTTTCTTTCCGGCCGGAGCCGCCTTTGAGGGCGCGGCCGTCGCCGGGGCCGGGCTCTCGCACGGAGGAGCAGAATAGACGACCTGCTTCCCGGTTTTCAGCGTCTCGAGCACGCTGTTGTGCTCGGCGTGGTCCCGCTGCGTCTCGCAGGTGTCCCCCTTGCGGGACTGCATCGGGCGGAAGTGCTTCCATCCCTCATCGCTTACTGTTGGCGTTGTAAGGGTCGAGCACCCCGCCAGAGCCAGACTTGCGGCGCACAGTGTCAACCAGCTTTTCATTGGCCTTCGCCTTCTGTTCGATCTTCGTGGCGAGGCGCTCGGCCCCGACGTGACGCTGGTACGCGTTGTTGGCCCAGAACGCGGTGAGCGCGACGACGGCCGCGGCAGAGATGCGCCCGAGCGTGGAGCCGAACACGGCCACCTTGAGCGATGCGAGGATGGTCCAGATCATGGGGTTGCCTTCGTGCTGGTTGAGCCGGAGGGCGTCGCGCGGCCGCTCGCCACGTCCTGCTTCATGAAGCCCTTGAAGATCTCGCCGACGCAGAAGGCGATGAAACAGGCGGCGATCGCCACGGGCAGCGTGTGCGCCTTGATGAAGGCCGCGGCCATGTCGGCGTAGCTCTTGGTGGCGGCCACGTTGTCGGCGGCGAGGAAGGCGAGCGGGGAGGCGGTGAGCGTGCCGGTGACGCGCGTCCACCAGCTCGCGACGACGAACTTGCGGGAGCTCGAGAGCAGGTCGACGATGGCGTTGTCGTCGGTCGGCCAGCGGAAACCGAGAAGATCCGCGCGCGAGTAGTTGGCGACGCTGACCTTGTTGCTCTGGTTGCCGCCCAGCAACGCAATCGTCGTGTCCGTCCAGCTCTGCACGAAGCCGACGTGCCCGGCGACGGGATCGCTCCCGCGCTTGAAGATGGCGAGCGCGCCGACGCGGGGCTCGTTGATCTCGGTGCCGACCTCGAGGAAGGAGCGGGCCAGGAGGCGGCGGCTCTTGTCGGGGTGGATGCTGAGGCCGGACTTGATCAGGCAGGCCCCGGCGAACGCGGCGCACCATGCAGTCTCATCGTCCGTCACGTCGGCGCGTCCGACCTCGGCGAAGTATTGCACCACCTTCGGATTGTGCTGGGCGCCTGCGACCTCGGCCGTTCCGAGATCAGCCCATGCGAGTTCCATCCATTTCATGTGCCCCCCCTGAGCGATTGCATCGCTGCTGCTGCTGCTGCGGCCTGGGCCGCTGAAACGTGCTCGATGAGCTGCTGGACGGTGATCCCTCGCGCCTTGGCGATGGGCTCGAGCTCGGCGCGGGCCTTGGCGGCTTCTGCGGCTTCGGCGTTGGCGGCGGTGAAGCAAAGCCATGAGAGATGGCTCGCCGCCTGCATCTCGGCGATCTGCTGCTTGAGGGCGGCGATCTCGGCGTTGACGGCGCTCGTGTCGGCCTGCTCGACGACGACACTCGTTTCCGCCGGTGCCGGGCGAGGAATCTCGTCGATCACCTGATAGCCGACGATCACGACGCCGCGGGAGGCGTCGAAGTCGTACTTGGGCAGGCGGGCCTGGTTCGGGCCGATCTCGGGCTTCGGCGCGAACTCGACCGGCACCCGCTTGCACTCTGGCGGGAGAGGCTGCGTGTCCTCCGTGCTTTCGAAGCGGAGGATTTCAGAGCCGCGGAGGATTGCGAATTTCCACATAGGGACCTCAGTTGTTCCAAGTGGCGGCGACCATGACGCCGCGGGTTCCGGTGCCTGCTGTCGCGCTTGCCGTGTAAGGCGTGTTTGCCGAGGCGAAAAACCCTGACGCGGACGCCACAGCGTTGGAGCTAGAAACGTACTGATCGCTGTCTTCGGTCAGCCCTGACGACCATGTGCTCCATGCAGAGCCGTCGATCGAGCACGTCGCCGCAAGCATGACCGCGTTTGCATTGTTGTTGAGCGTAAGGGACGCCGCGCCGGCAGAGAGCGCCGTATCGGTGCCCGTGGTGTTGGCGGTGCCGGAGTTCAGGTCGACGATACGGTAGACCGAGATGCCGATGAGCTGGGTACTGTTCGCCCATGTGAGGACGATGTCGCCGGTGGTTCCGGTAGACACTGCGGCAATGATGATGGCTGAGACCGTGTTCGTTCCATTTGCCTGCACAGCAATCGTTGCCGAAACACCTCCGATGGTGGCGCTGGAAAGAGCACCGACCGATGACTGGTAGCCAGATATGCAAACGGCGATGTAACGATTGTTGCCGGTTGCCCCGATCGACTGACCTGAAAACGTGTGGCTTGTGCTGTTCGTCGCCGTCGAGTTGTTGCCGATGTAGCTGATGGACGGATAGCTCGCGCTCGCCGCCATCGCCTGCAGCACCTGGAAGTTGACGCCCGGCATCAGGTGAGCCCCGTCCCGCTGATGATCCACTGCGTCGTGCCGATCTTCATGGCCGTCGCGATGCCGTTCGCCGCCAGCGTGCGCGAGCCGGTGCCACCGGTTCCCGCCAGCGTCAGCGTGTCCGACGTGATCGAGATCGTTACCGTGTTGATCATGTTCACGAAGGTGAGACACGTTCCGATCGGGTAAGCGACGGAGCTATTGGCGGGGATCGTGAAAGTGCGGGCGTTGTTGTCGGTCGAAGGGTGGAAGATGTGCTTCTGAGCGTCGCCGAGCACGGCCGTATAGGCGGCGCTCTGCGAGTTCTGGGGCACCTGCGAATAGATGGGCACGCCTTCGACGGCGATGACGCCCGCAGCAGAGCGCGAGACGGTCGTGTCACTGGTGGCGCCGAGTTCGATCGAGCCCGTCGTCTCCAGGTTGCGGAGCTTCACGTCGCGGTAGTTGGTCGTCGTCGCGCCGTCATGCACGCCGATGACGCCGGCCGCGTTCCTGTACAGGCCGACGTCCTTCGTCCCCGTCGCCGCGGTGGAAGCCGAGAAGCGGATCTCGGCGTCCGATCGCAACTCGAGCGTGGTTGCCCCCCACTTGCCGTTTCCACCGGCATTCCCGATGCCGAGGTTTGCCCCATAGAGGGCGCCTTCCGCGTTCGCGAGCCCGCTGTCAGTGACGTAGATGATGCCCGCGCCTGCCCGCAGGAAAGCAACATCGGGCGATGTCGCCTGGAACCTGTAGGACGTCGCCGCGATGGCGCCATCGACAGCGCCGGCTGTGCCCGTGCCGACGCCGATGACGCCCGCGGCCGCGCGCGACAGCGCCACGTCTTGGCCGGCGGTCGCGTTCGTCGCATGCCAGCCGACAACCGCGGATGCGCTGGCAGCGAGCTTGAGCCCAGTATTGTTCCAATATCCCGAACTGCCTGCCCCGATTGCGTGGGCTGCAGCCTGGACTGTACCGGAGGCATCACCCTGCGTAGCGCCGTCGACATTGAGGACGCCTGCCGACACCCGATAAAGACCTAGATCGCCGTTGGCGCCGCTGCCGAACCTGACCTCGGCAAGGCGGAGCTTGCCGGAGACGTCGCCGTCGGTGCCGTTGCCCACAGCGAGAACCGCCGCTGCGGTGCGCGACAGGCCCGTGTCGAGCCCCGCCGGCGTGCTGGCCGTCGACGGCCCCCACTGGATGTTTCCGGCTTCCGGGATCACGAACCGGAAATTCGCGTTCCGATCGAGTCCGCCGAGGATGTAGCCGCCGGACGCATCGTAGGTCCGTATCATCAGCGCCCAGGCGACATCGGCGTAAACGGAGACCATCTGCGGGTATGTCCCGCTGTTGATGGCATCCAAATGCTCGTAGCCGTCGCCGGTGCCAGAGGTGTGCCCGGACACGCGGAGCCACGCCCGCGTCGAGATCTCGCCTCCGTTACCTATGTACGTCACCGGATTCCGGCCCGCGATATCGGGCGGACCGAGCACGCGCAGCGCCTTGCCGCTGTAGTCGTTTTCGAGATCGAGGACAGACGAGGCGCCGCCCGTCTTCGATAGTGTCAGCGTGCCATACGTGGCCGCTGCCGAAGCACCGTCGATGCGGAGCCGCTGATTGGCGTTGTCCCAGGTCGTGCCGGCGCCGCCCCCCAGGTTTCCGGCGTTGTTGTACTGGATCTGACCGGAACTGCCGGCGGCAGAGGAGGCGCCTGCATTTCCCGTCCGCTCGAACATCACCGCCATTACGTCGTTGGCGGAAGGTGTTCCGCCAGCGGCTGTCACGGTCACGGCAACCGTGTAATAGGTGCTGTTGTCGGTGAGCCCCGTTACCTCGGCCTCGATGTACTCGGTGCGATCAGCGACCGTGAAGACGCGGAGGTGTCCATAGTGGGTCGTGTTCGTGCTGTCGTCCCAGGTCGCGAGGACGGCGCCGAGCGATTCCGAATTGCGCCCCGTCTTCGAGATATGGATCGCCGTCGCGCTCGCGAGCGTTGCGTTGTTGGCGAGGATCTTGCCGGAGCCGGGATCGCCGCTCGTTGCCGTCGCCCAGGCATAATCGAGGCCGGTGTTCGGACCCGTGGCGCCGGTCGGCCCGGTCGCGCCGGTCGATCCCGTCGCGCCCGTGTCGCCCTTGTCGCCCTTCTCGACGACCAGGACCGCGCACGAGTCGGAATTGCTGATCGTGCCCGATGTCGCAACGTAGGTGACGGGGAAGGTCCAGTACGAGCCCTGATCGGTGCCGGCGCCACTGATGCGGAAGGCGTGGAAGTTCTCTGTGGCGCCTTCCTTGCTGATCTTCACCAGCGCGCGAACGCTCGACGTGCTGTCATCCCAAGTCGCGATGACAGCCGCCATCGACCCGCCGGCCGAGTCCGTCTCGGAGACCGCAATCTGCGTGATGCTGGCGATCGTCGCGTGGTTGCCCGCGATCTTGCCGGAGCCAGGGTCGCCGCTGGTCGACGTGGACCACTGATAGGGATAGGCGGCATCGAGGCCGTCAGAGCCCTGCGTGCCCTGCGAGCCCTGCGGACCCTGCATCGACGAGAGGTCGAGGATCTGCAGGAGAGCGTAGGTTTCGAGGTTCCCGGAGATGCTGAGGACAGCACCGAGATCGGACGTGCTGTTATTTCCCTGAGCGTAATACTGCAGCTCGATCGTATCGGTCGCGCCAGCGACCGTCACGATTGCGAATACGGTGAGGTTCTGGCCGTCCGATGCCGTGTTGCCGGGCATGCCGTAATGGTAGGTGCTCGCACCCTGGAGCAGCCGGACACCGGCTCCGTTCGTGCGCTGCTGATAGTGCGAGCCCCACACGAGATAGGTGCCGGTCGGAAGGGTCACGACGCTCGACGCTATCGAGCACCCGGTTATGTTGTTCGTCAGCGTCGTGTTGAGCGTGCGCTTCGTCCAGGCGGCTGCCGTCGCTGTCCCGCCGACCGTCCCGTCTGCGAGCTGGTGAGCGAACACGGCGGCTTCGAGTGTCGAGGAAGATGGCGCGGTGATGTTGGAGAGGTCCGTCCAGGCCGAGCCCCGGAACTGCGTCAGCAGATCCTCGTCCTGCACATACGCAACCCACCCGCAATCAGTCGGAGGCGTGAGCCTGATCCAGCCGCCGTTGCCGTCCGCCTCGAGCACGTCATGCTCAGTATAGGAGGACCATGTGCCGGTGGGCGTGCCGTTCACGATGTACCTGGCGCCAGCGGTGGGAGAGGTCGGGGCGGCGGTCAGGCGATCGGCGACGGGGAAGAATGCGACATTCGAGCGCGAGTGCGGGAACGGGCTCTCGATCGTCCACCCGGCTCCATCGGAGACGAGCCAGAAGGTCTCGCCCCTGCCGGTGAGCGTAATGTGCGAGGTCGTCGGGCCGGGCTGGGCGATGGACTGCGATAGAACGGCGGAGATCGTCACGGTGTTCGCCGTGCCGGCGTGGCGAATGCCGACGCGCCAGCCGTCACCGACCGTGACGGCGGAGGGCAGCGTCATGACGAACGACCCGCCCGTGGGGTTCGCGTTGAACAGCTTGCCCTGGTCTGCCGTGACGATGGTATAGGCGGCCGTCTTGGATGAGACGGGCGTCTCTGGCGTGGCGGACTCGGGCGCGAAGCTCGACGTGTCAAGCGCGCCGGGGATGTTGTCGCGCGTGATCAGTGCAACGCCGTCGGCGTCCTTCACGATGACCTTGAAGGCGCCGGTCCCGGTGTAGATCGAGACCTTCGTGCTCCCGCCCTGCGTCGAGACGGGATAGCCGCCTGTGTCGCCGTAGACGATGGTCCCGAGAGAAACGGAAAGCCCCGAATCCGAGTAGACCGTGCGCGGCGTGGTGGTCCCCGCCTCGTAGAACTCGATCGAGCCCAGGCTCACGATGTCGCCGTCGGCGTCGGTGATCCGATCGAGGATGGAGAGGACGGGGAGTGCGTCGAGCGGCATTGCTTTGTTAACCCGTGCTGGTCTAGGATTCTGGTTGCGCGCGGCTAGGGCGACGGCCCGATCGGTGGCACTCCACCACCTGCCGCTGCGCTACTCATTGGAGACGCGAGGAGAACGCGGATGCGCTACCGGGTGACGATGCACCGATGGGTGCCGCAGTGGACGGCGGCGGAGGTCGACGCGGACTCTGAGGACGAGGCGATCCGCCTGGCTGGCGAGGTCGCAAGGTGCCGGCACTATCACGACCACGAAGATCCCCGACCGGAGGAAGCGTCGGGCTGGGCAAAGGTCGAACTGCTCGAGATCGGGCCTACTCCGCCGACTCGAAGCGACCGTCTACCCCGCGAGGCTGACTTGCGCTGTGATGAGCGGCCACGCCCGCTGCGCCTGCGGCTCCGATGACGCTCAAGTTCTCTATGCCGCCACGCCGAAGAGCAGCCGCCACCGCTTGAGGCGTGGCGCCGTTCGCGATTGCCGTGTTGGCGGCCTCTGCCGCCGTCCTCGCGCGGGCAATCACGCCAGGCATGATGCCGGAGCGTTCCATCGCAGACTGGAGCATGTCCAGATTGATCCGACCGTCCCGCTGGAGCTGCCGCGCGATCTGGCCTCGGATGTTCGCCTGCAGCTCGCCTTGATAGAGAGACGCGCCCGCGTTCGTGGGTCGCGCCACATTGGTGTTGGCAGCCACCGGAGGAAGCGGCCTCGCTCCGATCTGGTTCAACATGGTCTGATAGTCGATCGGTGGCTGATTGCCGGCCGGCGGAACCGGAGGCACGGGCGGGACGGGCGGGACGATTGGAGGCGGGGCGCTCTGCTGCGGCGCCGCCGGCGCCGCGGCGACCCTTCGCTGGAGCGCAACCGCCTCGTTCCTGGCAGAAACCCGGTTCCTGCCAGGGAGAATATTGTTGATGCCGCCAGCGAGCTCGCGCCCGCCCTTGTAGGCGCTCATCCCCATCAGGGCGCCGAGGCCGAAGTCGTAAGCCGGGCGCGCTGTATCGAAATATCGGTCGGCCCGCAACTGCTCGGGCGATCCCATCGCCGCGTCCTGGTTCCACTGGTTCGACATCAGCGCCGCCTCGCCGCCGAACAGGCCCGACAGAAGCATTCCGGGCGATAGCCATGAACTACCGCCCGGCGATGCAGCCAGGGCGTTGGCGTTGGCGGATGCAGTTGCCGCCGCCGGGATGTTGGATGTTTCGAGGGCTCGGTTGCCGGCGGCGATCTCCCGTCGCGCCATCGCATTCTGGACACGACCGAGCGATGCGGCACCTGTCCCACCGATCAGGCCGAGGCCGAAGGGAAGGACGGTGGACCGGATGAGGCGGTTCGAAACCGTCGGCCCCATAGCCTCCCGGAACGTCGGGTTTTCGGCTCTGGCGCGGTCCGTCGCCTGCTGCAGAAGATTCTCGTATGCCGTGCTCGCTTCCGAGGCATCGGTATCCGCGCGCTCTGACACTCTTTGCGCGCCGGTGTTTTTCAGCTTGCCGGCGTTCTCCGCAATGTTTCGATCCCGCATGACCGCCGCATTCTGCCGCGCCTGCAGCATGCGCTGATATGCGGCGGCAAGCGCGGGATTGTTGGCGTGCAGGTTCTGAGTGAACGGGTCGAGCTGGCCTGGCGGGTTGGCCTGCTGCGCAACCGCGCTGCCCGCAGTAAGAGCTGCGGCGCCGCCTGCCGACGCTGCCAGCGGGTTCGACCGCATGGCGTTCACCACCGGCGGTGCCGCCGCCATGCCGGCGGGCAGCGCAGCACCGGCAAGCGGGCCAATCATCGCGTTGACGCCGCTGAACCCCTGCGGGTCGCCCGCGTAGTCTATCGTCGGGGATGCCCCCGTCGCCGCGCCGCCTGCGATCATGCCCCTGGTGCCGGCGAGTGCATTGCCGACCCGCATCATGCCAGCGGCCGCGGGGAACCCGGTGAGCAGGCTTCCCGCGATCTGGACCTCGGGCCCCGCGGCGGCTTGGTACTCCCGCCAGGAGTCGCGAAGCTCAGGTGAAAACAGGCCTGTGACAGCGCTCGGAATGCCGAGAGGGTCGGCAGCGCTCGCAGCGAGGCTCCCAGCGCCCTGCAGCATGTCGGCGCCGAGCTCATCTCGTGTCCTGTTGCGTCTCTCTCCCGGCTGCGGGCCAAGGGTCTGCGCCACGTCCTGCGGCGTCGGGTTGCCGGACTGCGCCGCCTGCGGGGCGACAGCCGGGAGGCGTGCGACCTCTGGAATGAGCCCGCCCGTCCCCATGATGGGAGCCTGCGGCTGCGCCTGTGCCGCCGTCGGCGGGGCGCCTCGCTGGGTGCGCGAGACGTTCATCAGCGCCGGCATGGTGCCGTCGTCGACGAGGCTCTGCATCAGATCCCTGATCTGCGCGGCCAGTGCTGCCCGGTCCGTGTTGGCCATGAATTACTGCCTCTGTGCGCCGTAGGTGCTTGTCGTTGCATACGCACTGAGGACACGGGCGAGGAACGTCAGAAGATCGTTGCCTCTGATCTCGCCGCCGCCGAGACGGCCCCGGACGATGGTTTGCAGACGGGCGGGGAGACGCTGCACGAGACGTTCGACGCTCTGCACGGGTGAATTCGGAAGCTGCGATCGGGCCATCTGATCTCGGAGCAGACGCGCCAGATTGTAGGTCTCGCGCATCTCTGTTGCCGATAGCAGGTTAGCAATATTCTCGTAACGGACTTCCTTCGCCCGGTTCGAGATCATGTCAGTTGCGCCCTGGATGGCGCGGCTCGGGTTCATCGTGAGCAGGCCGGCGGCCGTCTGATAGACGGGATTCTGCGCCATCCGCTTCGCGAGGCGCCGATCCGTGTCAGAGTTCCCGTAGAGCGCCCGCATCGTCTGCTTCTGGAGCTGGGCGCGTTCGATCTCGCCCATGAACGGGGCCACGGCGCGCGTGGCGGCCATCCGCTGCGCGGCGGTCGGGTTCGCCGGCATGCCACCGAGGATGTGCAGCACCCGCTCGCGGAAGACCCGAGCCTCGGCGCCTGTCAGGAAGCGGTTCGCGTTACCGGACGTGTTCAATTCGTCGATGAGGCCCGCCCCGTAAGAGCGCCGGAAGTTGTCGATGATGTCGGCCACAAGCCCGCGCTCTGCCTGCGCCATTTGAAGCTGACGGTTCAAGTTCGCAACAGCGTTTGACCCTGGCGCCTCAGCAGCGATCCGCCGCGTGGTCGCGGCAATCTCCCGGTCGATCCTCGCGAGGTTCCCGTTGTGCCGCTGGAAGAATTGCCACGCCTCATTGTTCGAGCCGCCGCGGCGAAGGCTGAGCGTTCGGCCGAGATCGAGCGCCTCGTCGGCCAGCATGCCCATACGGAACACGCCGCGATTGCCCCAGAACTCCGGCATGGCGTTGTCGGCCACGTCGAGGAAACGACCGCGCAACGTGTGCGCGACGTAGGACTCGCTCGGGTCGGCAATCCCGCTCGCCGCCCGGCGTAGCGAGCGCTGCACCATGTCGACAGCACGCGCGTCGAGCTGGCCCGCCAGGATCTGCGTCGCCAGCGCCTGATCGCCCTGGATCGTCGCATCGCGAGCGGCGAACTCGAGTGCCCTTCGGAACGCAGGATCGCGGGCGATGGCTTGCAGTGCGGGCGTCTGCGCGACGTTGATGATTGGGCCGGCGTTATTGGCGTACATGTCGGCGTACATCTGCCGTGTGCGACCGGCGAGCATCTCGCGATATGTCTGCGCGTGCTGCTCGAAGTTCTCGGAGCCGAACGAGCGACCGATCAAGCCCGCCATGTTATCGGCTTCGTCGGCCTGGCGCTGCAAGAGCCGTTGCGCGGCAACCTGCTGCCCCCGCCCTTCGCTGCTCGCCACCTGATAGGCAAGGCTCGTCATGTTTGGCGCGGCGACGACCTCGCCGGGCCGGCTGGGCGTCCTGATGATCTCGATCAGGTTCGAGCCCTCATAGCGCGGACGGATCTCGGTGTTGAACCGTTCCACCATGCGCTGCACCTGCGCCTCGGTGGCGTTGATGCGCGCGGCTATCGCCGTTATCGGTTCATTGTTGAGATGCCCAGCGACCACGTTCTCGATCTGATCGCGTGTCAGTCCGCCGCGTCCGTTCCGATAGGCGGGGAGCATGCTGTTGATGACGTTGGCCGGGTCGACGCCATCCCGCTGCAGCTCGCGGGCGATGTCGCCGATCGCTGTCCGCTGCCTGGCGAGCATCGCCTCGGCGGTTGGGTTGCCGGCGGCGTTCGTCTCGAGCATCTGCGCCGCGTCCGAACCGGCCCTAAGTCCTGGGCGCAGGTTCGTCATGGCGTTGATCTGGTTCCCGACGAGCCCGACGCCGGCCCCCGCAACCGTGCCGATCCCTGCGCCAACCGTGCCGCCAAGCGTGCGCTGGATGACGGCCTCGCCAGTCCCGTGGTTCGGGTTCGGGTCGGCAGCGCCTGCGCCTGCGATGAATCCGGGCCGGGCGCCCGTTCGCGCACCGGCGGCGAGGTACTGCCCAGGCGTAGACGCCGCCCGCATGGCCTGCGCGCCTCGCGCTGAAACGCCAACAACTGGCGCAAACATCGTCGGGATGCTGCCGACCACCTCCGACCCGAAGGCGAGGTAGGGGTGGAACTCGCGGAAGGCTGCCGTCGCCAGCCGGCGCCGCATGACGGCATCGGCATAGCTGCCCGTCGTGCCGCCCATCGTCTCGATGCCTGCGCCGGCCTCATCACCCCAACCCAGCAGAAGCCCCTGGCGTGCCGAGTCAGCGATGCCGCGCGCGACGCTCGGCAGGTGCTGGCGGAGCTGCTCACGGCGCGACGCCGTCGCCTGCTGCTGCTGGGCCGCAGCGGCAGTGCCCGCGTCGACGAGATCGCCGAACAAACCTCCGGTATGGCCACCGCCTGCCGCATGCTGCGGAGCCACTTCGGGCACGATGTCGTCGAACATCCCCATCAGGGCGCCGCCTGCTGGCCGGGCTGGAACATGCGACGGCGGGCCGCCTCGCGACGGGCGATGTGGTAGACCTCATCACCGAACGCCTGCCGAAATTCCTGCCATGCTTCCGGGGTGCCCGTGGTGATGAGCCGGCGCAACCCTTCGGTGCGTTGCGCATCGGATAGAGCTTGCCACCGGGCTGTGGGCTGGATGGGGGCTGTCGGCGCTGCAGCCTGAGACGGAGAAGGCCCGCCATTAGCGACATTAGCGCCATTAGCGCCAGGAGCGGGCCGGCGCTGGTTGCGTGGACCGCCCTGCCCCATGTCGATGTTGCCGTCGGGGAGCACGGGCGCTGCAGGGATGGCCTCCAGCACGCGAGCGAGGATGGCCTGGCGGTCAGGAAACGGCGTGCGCTGGAACTCCTGAGAAAGCAGGGTCTGGAACATTGCCTCGCGCTGGCGAACGCGGATGAGAGCGCGAAGCCCTGCCTTCAACGTCTCAGGGTTGTTGTTCATGTTTAGCGACGCATTGGTCGCGAAGGTCAGGTCGGTGTTAGAGGCCGGGCGCAACTCGGCGAGGATCGACATGGGGAGCTGCGCCAACCCCTGCCGGAGCAGCGTTGTGGCGTTGAGGCTCTGGTTCTGCAGCAGCGCCGACGGGTCGTAACCGAACGACTGCAGCAGGCTGGCCGCCGCCTCGCGAGAGCCGGACAGAGCGCCCACGTAGGCCTGATCGACCAGCGGCAAGAGGCCCTGCAGGTGCGTGACTGCGCCCTGTGCCGTCATCGCTGCCGTTCCGGCGGTGTTGGCGTTGTTCACGCCAGCCGTCACCACGGCCTCGGGACGCCCAAGGTAGCCGTCGCGTGTGTACGCCTGATATTGCGCCTGCGTGATGTGGCCGTTCTGCAGAAGGTATTGGAGATAGGCCTCTCGCGTCATGCCGTTGGGCATCGTGCCGGGCTGCTGCGGGGGCGCCTGCGGTGCGGCGGCGGGCGCTGGCATTGCCTGGGGCGCCTGCGGCGGGGCAACGGAGATGCCGGGAACGTTCGAGACGACAGGCTGAGGCGGGGCCGCAGGGGCAGCCGCGGAAGGCATCGGCGGTGCTGCCATGGGAACGCCACCCGTCGGCCCTCGCCCGCCCGCCGAGCGAGGGATCGGCGGCATCGGCAACGTCGGCTGAGGCGGCATGCCGGGCGGCTGCAGCGGAGCCAGGGCATTCGCGCGAAGCACGGGCTGTGCTGCCTCGTACCAGCGCCGATAGGCCTCGTACTGGTGAAGCTCGGCGTCACGCTGCTCGCGGAGTCGGGCAAGCTGCGCCTGCGTGCTCGTGAGCCCAGCGCCCGCATTCGCTTGGTTCGTCTGTGCCGTCAAGTGCCGCAGCTCATACGGCTGGCGCTCCTGCGCCCGGTTCTCTGCCCCCCACAGCCCCGCCGTCGTTGCTCTCTCCCGGTCCATCCTGAGCGGGTGCATCTCCTGCTCTCGGAGGTCGGCGTTCTGCTGGAGGCCGAAGCGTCCGCGCTCAAGCTGGTTGTTGGCGTAGAACTGCAGCGCCTGGTTCATCGGCGCGAAGTTGATCATCGCGTTCTGCGGGTACGCGATGGCGGGCATGGGGAGGAATTGGACCATCGTTAGCGCCCCGGACCAAGGCCGTAGCCGACGAAGCTCGCATCACGAGAGAAGTTGTTAGCGGTCTTTCCGCTCGGCATCCCGACCGGCATGCCCGTGAAGGCGCTTACCGCTAGCCCTCCGAGCCCCATCAGGTTGTTCAACAGCGTGCCGCTGGCCTGCGCCTCGGCATTCCCGCGGTTGATGGCGTTGCCCGCGAGCTGCTGCGCGTTGCCGTAGTTGAGGTTCGCGAGCGCGCTCCCGTGCTGCCAGTCGAGGTTGCCGCCGAACTGGCTCATCTGCTGGCCCTGCTGGCCAAGCTGTGCGAGCTGCGCGAGGTACTGGTTGTAATCCTGGCTCGCGATGCCCTGGTTAACGCGGGAGGCCTCGGAGAGTGCGTTGCCGGAGTAGTAGCCGCCGCCCGCGTTGGCGCGACGGTCGACGGCCCGCTGTCCCTGCTGCTGCAGATAGCTCATGTACGGCGACGACTGGTAGTTGCTCATCGCGTTCGACTGCGCCGGGCGGCCGTTCACGCCCATGAAGTCGTTGTAGAGGTTATAGGCCCCCTGCCCGCCCTGCATGTAGGGCTGGATGCGGCTCATCGCGGAATTGTAGCCGCCGGTCATGTTGCCGGTGGCGGTCGCGAGGCCGCTGTTGAGGTAGCCGGCCGCCTCCTGCTCGGAGCGACGCGCCGCCTTAGCTGCTGCTGCGCCAGTGAACGAGTCGAAGAGAGAGGGCATGTGTCGTCACTCCAAAGCGGCGATGCGCCGCAGAAGATCGCGGAAGAACCGATGCCAGACCGGATTGATGCGCCCGTCTTTCAACACCAGAGGCTCGGAGGCGTCGGGGAGAGGGACGTTCGCCATCACCCAAGCCTCGTCAGATCGGCAGAGGCCGACATCAGCCCGCGCACCACATCGGCGCTCATGCGAAGCCGGATCACTCGCCCCGTCGCCCGGATGAGGCCCAAGCGATAGGCCGAAACCGTCGTGAGCTTCTGGTTGATCGTGCCGACGGAGATCTGCCGCTCGCCGCCGAACGTGTCGCCGCCGTCCTCGCTCGTGTCGAGCATGATGCGGGGTGTTTCGTTCTCGTCGTCGGTGGTGTTGAGGCCGACGCCAGGGATCGCGTCGACGTGCAAGGCGTTCATGATCATCTTCGACGGAAAGGCGTGCACCATCGGTGCCCTGATCTCCCACTCGATCGGGTCGGAGCCCTCCGCGTACACGTCCGACCGCATGGCGTAGAGGCTGGTCGTGGAGGCGTCGCCGGCGAGCAGCGTGTCGCCGAGCCGTTCGACGACGGAGACCCGCCAGCGGTCCTGACCGTGGGACTTGCGCTCGTGCCAGAAGCCGGTGGAGGCGTCGAACACCCACGTTCCCGATGGACTCGACAGCGCATAGAACTCGCGGCCGGCAGAGGCCCACGAGGTCGCGCTGAGCGTGCTCTTGTCGGCCGTGTCGCGGATGAAGCGGCTCACAGCGTTGTTGCTGATGACCTCCGGCGTGTAGCCGTTGAAGATCCGCACATCCTGCTGGTTGGAGACGAATACCAGCGTCTGTTTGATCGGCTGGACCGTCTTGCCGGCAAGGCAACCGATCTCGACGGACTGGCCGCGCGAGAACGGGAAATTCGCCTCGCCCGTGTTCGACCAGAACTCGACCGACGCCTCGCCAACGGCGACCAGCTCGCGCCCGCGACGGGCAACGCAGCGGAGAGCGTCGGCGCTCGTCTCCGCCGTGGCGAAGTCGAGGGCTTCGATCGACTCCCCGTCATCCACGCCCGAGGCGTACATGCGGCCGAGGGAGCAGGAGAAGACGAAATATCCGTCGATGCACACGACGCTCGACGGCGGCGGCAGGTCGCTGTCCGATACCGTCGTCAGCACGCCGCCGGAGGCGATAAGGTACGTGCCGTCGCAGACGATCGCCACCTGGGGGTTGGGCGAGCGGCGGTTGCGGGCGAGGTAGACCGGGCCATCAGAGGGGAGGCCGCCGAGCACAGTGGCCGTGCCCGCCTCGTCGACCTGAAACACCAGCCGGCCCGCCACCACGATCGCGTAGGATTCCAGCGCCAGGATCGCCCGCACGCCAGCCCCGCCGGTGAGCGTGGCGATCGATTCCAGTCCCTCGATCACGTAGAGCGGGAACTGCACGCGCCCCTCCGATCCACGGCTCTCCGCATAGGCATTGATCAGCCGTCCAGGGCCGTCGTAGCCGTAGGGGCCAGGGTTGGAGCTCGTGCCGAGGGAGATGGCGACGCGGGGCATCAATACCAGTTCCTGAATCTGTTCGGCGTGCTCACAACCGCAGCGTCATAGGTCGCCGGCGCCGGGATCACGTAGGCCGCTGCAATCCTGCCCCAGCCCGACGACGCATCGGCCACCAGCATCGGCTGCGGCGTGATTCCGTACTCGTCGGTGAGGCGAAGCGCGAGCATCGCCACGACGGCGCCCTCGTAGCCGACGGGGTGCCGCCCCTTGAGCCATACGTCGTCGCTGGTGTTGTCGAGGCGGCCGAGGATCAGGCTGTCGTCGACAACCCATGCCCCCGTCACGTCGTCGAGATCGGTGCCGCCTGCCGTTGCGACGCGGTAGAACGTGCCGAGCGTGCCCGTGCCATCGGCGAGTGTCGGCGAGTTGGTCGAAGCGTTCCACGTCCCGCCGTAGGTCATGGTGTAGACCGTCGACCAGCTACAGCCGGACGGCGGGATGAACATCCAGAACGTGTCAGAGAGCACGAAGCCCGACGTGAACACCTGCCGATGCTTCACGTCGACAGCCTCGCCCGCCCAGCCGTCGATCATCTCATTGAGAGCCGCGAGCCCCGCAGCCGAGTCCTCGCTCGACGGCGATTGCAGCGCGTCGACGACGCCGATACGGCGAAGGGCTCGGGTGACGAGGGCCTGGACCGTTGCCATCAGGCTGCCTCGGTGGATGTAACGGCCTCGACGGGCTTCATCGCCTCGGACAGCATGCCCTTCCAGATCTTCAAGCCGGCGTGGCCCATGGCGATATTGGGGTCGACATAGATGCGCCCGCCCATCGCCCGCCAGCGCTTGCAGAACGAGTAGTCCTCGCCCCACTTGTGGGTGAGGCCGGCGTCGTCCTTGTAGCGGACACCATCGAACAAATCCCAGGCCACGCCGTTCGGGCACTGAGAGAAGCTGATCTTGAGCTCGGCGTCGTACTTGGCGATCATCGCCTGGAGCATCGTGCGCTTGAGGCACACGAAGCCGGCCGGGACTGCTTCGACCTCGAGCCAGCCCTCCTCGTCGATGGTCTGCGTCGGCCCGTCCATCATGTGGACGTGGAACCGGCCCTCACTGTCGTCGGTGCGGCGGGGGTAGATGCCGGCGGAGAAGTCGTGGCCGCCGTCGAGCAGGCGCAGCAGTGCGCCCGGCTGCCAGGCTACGTCGCTGTCCACCATGACGAGATGCGTCGGGCCGTCGCAGGCCATGAACTTCGCCACGATCATCGCCCGGCAGAGCGAGATGTCCGCGTTGCCCGTCTCCTCGACGATCTGCACCGTATCGCCACGGTCGTAGAGCCGCATCACGTCGCCGAGGATTGATCGGAACGTGCCGACCTTGATCTCGCCGGTGTAGGCGGGGATGGCAATCACAACATGCTTGGCTTTCCTGAGCTTCATTTGTGCGCTTTCAGGACGTAAACGGATTGGTGATCCCCGTTCGGGGAGAACTGCTCAATGGTCAGGTCGGCTTTGTAGGTGAAACGGTAGTCCGTCATCGCCGTTTTACCGACCTGCTCCTCGTAGTTTTTCTGCGAGAGGTACTGGAGCTGCTCCGCCCCGATGATGCGGGTGTGGCCGGGGTCGCCCCAGGCCCAAGGACTATCCCAATTCGGGCTCGTCCCGATGAAGAAGCCGCCGGGTTTCAACAGCCTGTAGATCTCGCTCCACTGTGCGAAGAACGAGCGCCAGTCTCCCTGGCGCCCGATGTGCTCCATGACCTCGTAGGCGTGGATCTCGTCGAAGTGAGAGGTCGGGAACGGGTAGGGCAGCACTTCCAGATCGTGAACAACGTCGGGCTCGTGGTCGGGGTTGATGTCGAGGGTGGTGAGATCCGTCCAGCCCTGCCTTCCCTGCAGGTTGAACTTCTTTCCCCGCTTGCGACCGCAGCCGATCAGGAGCTCGCGATAGCTCACGCGCTGCCCTTCATGAGGCCCTTGGCAACCAGCGTCGCCCGGATCTCGTTGAGCAGCGCGATGATCGCGTTGGCCTGGGCCTCGGTGTAGCCGTAGGGCGTCTCGGCGGTGGCGGCCGTTGCGGCGACAGCGGCCTGTGCAGAGCCGGAGCGCTGCGCGGTCGGCGTCGCGCCGTGGAACCCGACCTTGTCGGCCGTCGTCTTGCCGATGCCCCAGCCGTCCTCGTTGCCGTGGTCGAGATAGAGTGTCGTCATGCGTGCCCCCTGTGCGGTGTGCTGGGGGCGAGATCACCCGCCCCCAGCGGATTCATCAGCTCGTGCCGGAGAGGCGAACCGCGAGACGCGGGTCGATCAGCTTGCGGCCGTAGAGCAGATCGAGGCGCCACTTCGACACGTCGTTCGTCCCGTCGTAGATCGGGATGACGCGAACGCTCATGTTCTTGTAGCTCTCGCGTGCAGCGCCGTAAGCTGCGGGCGGCATGTGCATCGGCACGATCGCCAGAGCCATGGCGTTCTTGTGGAACAGCAGGTTCTGCTTGTAGCCGGTCGAGGCCGCGCCGAAGAACGTGATGGTCGCGTCGTTGGCCGGCGCGGCGTTAACGGTCTTGTGCGGTCCCGCCGTGATGATGGGCGGCGAGATCGTCAGCGTCGTGGTGTTGGTCGTGGTGCCGTCGGCCGTCACGTCTGCGGTGACGACGAAGTTCTGCAGGATCGTGGTCGTCGCCTTGGTCTTGGGGTTGACCATGTAAACGCCGTCGATCGTGAACACCGAGCCGGCCTTGATGGTGGCCGAGGCGTCGTGCCCATCGGTG